AGAATGAATGGCAACTAAATGGGAAATCAATGTTCCTACCGGAACTTACACCGACAAATCCGGGCAAGAAAAAACCAGTTGGCTAAAAATTGGTAAGGTGATTGAAAAAAAGAATGGCAAAATCGCCATAAAGATGGACTGCACGCCAATCAACTGGGACGGCTGGGCCGAATTGTTTGAACCCAAAACAGATGGCGAAAAACCGGCAGCCAAAAAACAATCTGGGTTTGATGACGAACCCCCATTTTGAGGTGAACCATGAGCATTTTCTACGATGTAGATGCCTTTATGAAGGCGGCGGGTCACGGGCCGGACCCTAAAACAGCCGTCCCAATGGATTAGGCCGAGCCGAGATTAGTGAATAAAAAATTTGTAAGGCGGCTGTTTGTCTACAAGCGTGGAGTGTTGTTTTGGCGCAACAGACCGCCCGAGGACTTTAAGCGGGTCAATGCTTACAAGATGTGGAATAAGCGGTATGCCCACCGTCCCGCTGGATCAGTAAACTCCCGTGGGTATATTCGGGTTGCCATCTACAAAAGGTACTATCTGGCCCACCGGCTGATTTGGCTCTACCACTATGGGGTGTTCCCTGAGATGCTGGACCACAAGAACGGGAAAAAGGACGATAACCGCCTATCCAATCTAAGGGCCGTAAAATGCTCTCAGAACCTTTGGAACGCGAAGAGGTACTCCCATACCAAGAGCAACATCAAGGGCGTCTACGAGCGAAAAAAAAAGGTTTACGAGGCACATATCTGCGCTAATGGCAAAAGAACTTATATCGGCCGGTTTACTTCTAAGAAAGCTGCGGCAGGAGCGGTCAGATCTGCTCGAAAACTTCTCCACGGCGAATACGCTAGACACGGGTAGTTTTTGTGCAACGCGGGAAGAAATCCACGAGATTATGCTTAGCCAGCATGAAGCCAAGATTGAGGGTCTTGCACGCTATGTGCTGAAGATGAGGACCAAGGCCCAGAGGAGGAAGTGGCTAGATGGGTTTGAGGAAAAAAACGGGGTAGCGATTACGGAAGAACTGAAGGCAAGGATTCTGGAGTTAGCCCAGGAACAGCGCGACCTCAGCCTTGCGCCTGCGGACCAGTCCCGGTAACTCCTTACCGCCGCCTTTTGTGTAGACTAAAAAACCTTCAGCAATGCTATCCAAGGGTTCATCTCGTAGGATGCGCTGGCGTAGTGTAGAGCGTTGAAACCCTCCGACACCGATGTTGTAGCTAAGAGCGACGCAAGCGTCAAATAAGCCTTGACGCCCAGTAAGATTGGGAGCAAGTCGAAGAACACCACGCTCAAAGCTGCCGAGCAGAGCTTTGAAGCGTTCCTCAATCTCCGACTTGGACCAGGTACGGTTGTCTGCATCTCTTAACGGATATTCCTTACGAATCAAGCCAGTATAGCCATCCTTGCGGACCATCGGCAGTTTGATCTGGTCTTGGTAGAGCACCTCGCCGTAGCCCACCGTCCAAAGATGGGCCGGGCAAAGGTAGGGTTTGTCACGATACCCCTCGAACTGGTGCATCAGGTGGATGCCTTTGTCAGAGGTTCTCACTTCTTTTTACACTTATCCATGTGGTAACGGCGCATATTTCCACCGCCACCAGTTACCCCACAATGGGGGCAGGTAATTAGCGCACGTTTGCCTTTGCAGGCTTCGCTCAAATTCTTGGTGTAGTCAGGGTTCTGCAATCGTTTTGCAGCGCCTTTGACATAGAGTTCGCGATCACGTTTAACGCCGGTCGCCCCGTTGGCATTTGGAGCTTTGTTATAAAGATCGTCAATGAAACACTCAAGAAATGCCGTTTCTAATTCTTTGGCTTCCTCGATAGTGTCTGTTTGTTTGAGCAACCTAAACTCAAAACCGTCAACGCCATATTTTTTTGCGTCATCGGCATAACCTTGGTAATGCAAAAACAGACCTGTGTTTATGTAGCACTTGTGGTTTATTAGACGAGTTTCAACATTTGATGAACTGCCAATGTAGGCTTTTCTGTTGTGTTTGTTAATTACCGCATAAACGCCAATTGTCATTTTTTATTCCATCCACGAGACCCAAACCAGTAGCCTATGCAAGCCCCTAACATAGCCATTTCATCGTCTGAGAATATCACATTTGTGGCTTCTATAAATTGAGAAACGCTAAGAGTTCCAAGACCCTCTTTGAACAACAAGAAATAGCACAATCCAATGTTGATAAGCACGAGCTCCAACACGAAGATGTAAGTCACGGTCGGACGGACGGTTGCTACATAGTTGACTGCCCACTTACTTGCCTTGTCCATGATCTTTTTGTCATGGTCGAGCGCTGCGTTTTGCATCTGCGCCTCGGACTGCATGGCAACCTGATCTGTCCGAATCTCCTCGATTCTAGCTTGGGCAGCAAAACCTTGAGCCGCCATCTGCAACTGCATTTCGTTTTGCAGTCTAGCTAGGGATAATTCGTGCGCTTGGTCAGACTTGTTTTGAAAAAAGTCTAAGACTTTCGGTAAGCCAGAGATTAGCAAGCCGCCAAGGGTAGAGATCAAAGATAGCATTACATAGCTCCAGTTGCTTTAAGAATTCCATATACGATTGCAGAAGCGAGCAGAAGGCCGCCCCACTCTCGTCTTGCCTGCATACGGTTGCGATAGAACTCATCGTTCAACTCCCGGTGGTCTTTGCGTAATTGATTGATGAGTGATTTGACTTCGGATACAGCAGAGCGGCCAAACTCGCGTTCGACTTGCCGGTACATTTCTTGCTCTGCTTCTCGGATTTGACGGATGATGCGGTACTCGTCCACCGCCTCCATCCACACCATGTCGCCGCGCCGCATCATTTGTTGCTGCTTGCGCTTCCATGCGACCCTGGCTTTTGCTTCTTCGTCAAGGAATGTGTTGACTTCCTTGGCGGTTTCTTTGATCTCTCGCCCAACCTTCAGGGCTTCTTTAATACCTCCTAATGCCGCCCGTGTTGATTCTATCGGGTCGCTCACAATGTATTCTCCCTAAACTTCCTCCCCACGGAAATAAGCCACTCCGTCTATAACCTCGCACAACTCTGGTGGCAGTAGTTTGCCATTTCTAAATGTTAAGACTGCGAACCCTGAACACCAGTTCACAGGGTTGGTTTCTGTATACACAAATTGCTCGCCGTATGGTTCTGCCAGCGTTCCCGTGTCCACTCCGTATCTGCGGCCGTTGTAGTCCGACCACGGCGTTACTTTGAGTTGGTGGAGGTGTCCTGTAACAATGCTTCTGCCTGATTTCAGGGTGTTCATGTAATTGGCGTGAATACCCCCATGCCAGCGATGTTTGACGATTACGTTGTCGTTGATGTCTACTCGCCAGCCCGTGTGCCAGCCGGGGAAGTAGTCAAAGAGCCCTTTGAAGTCGGAGAGCTCAGGAGCGTTGATAGCAATATAACGGTGCAACCTGACATCGTGATTACCAAAAGTCCAGAAGCAACGAGCGTTTTTACTAGCGTTGCGTATCTCATCTAGCCGGTCTTGGCAGGCTTCGATCTCTTGCTTGGGGGTGGGTGGGTTGGTTCCCATGAGTGGCTCGTGTCTGGAGATTCTAGAGCCGTCAAACACATCCCCGTTAAGGATGGTGCTGGTGGGTTTGAATTCTTTGAGCAAAGTGACAAACGCCCGATGCGCTGTAGTGACTTCCCCAGGCCAATAGTGACAATCAGAAGCAACAAAAACAGTTCCATCTTGTACCTCGTGCTGGATGATCCTGCGGTTCTCTGGGATGATGGTCTTTACTACAGACTTTTGGGTTGCGTTAAAACTTGGAAGGTTTATGCCCAGACGCTTTTGGATTGCCTCGCGTCGCTTGTAGACGTTGGTGACATCCATGCCTAATTCTTTGGCGGCGTGTGTAGGGCTACCAAGTCTTTTTAGTGCTTCGATTATCAGTTCATCCGATACTTTTTTTCCTGCCACGAACCCCTCCCAAGCGCATTTCGTCTACGGGCTCATGTGAACTGGTGTCGTACTGACAAGCGAGTTTTACAGCCTCGGCAGGAGATAGACCTAAGTGCATCCCTGCTATGGCGAAATTTGCTCCGGTTCCTATGGCCCAAAAATCGTTCTTAATACGCGCCGGTATGATGGTCCCCTCGTAAATCCACAGGCCATCAGATCGAAGCTCAAGAACGGTCACGTCGGTATCGGAGTCGAGGTCTCCCCCAGACTCCAAAACCTGTAGCATTTTCAAGCATTTATCCCAATCTCCGCAAGCCCCATATATGGAACCTTTGCCAAGTCTTAGCTTTTGTACGAGATAAAAGGAGTCATCGCCGCTCACCATGCTATCTGCGGCAATTTCTCCCGTAGACGCTTTGGCCGCGATTGTGGTCATTTCTTTTTCAGCCAGCCCTGTACGGTTTTTGTTTCGTATATCCGAAAGCTAGTCCAAACAATCGTAAAAAGGGCTGCAACGGCCGGAAGTATCTCGGCGAGGGTTCCAACTACGGTGGCAACAGACAGGGCGTCTACGGCGTGTTTTGTGGTCTCCGTGGTCATTATTTACCCCAGTCCTGAGAAGCAACAACCGCAATCAGCGCCTCTACGCTTGAGCAGGCAGAGATAGCAGTCTCAAGTCTGGCGCACTCAGCAACGATAGCCGCACGCTTGGCTACCACGCTAGCAGGGATGTCTACGTTACGCTCGACCTTGCGGGTAACCATCCAGTCTGTCTGGGCTAGTAACTTGCCAGCCGTGTCTTTAACTTGTGCGGTCCAGTTTGACTTTAATCCTTTAGTGACTACCTGTTCATTAGTATCAACCATGCTATCGGTTGCACGATCGTAGGCTTGGACATATAGCGGTGAGCCATCTTCCTTAGTCTCTAGGCGGTCATTAAGCAGTTTAGGATTGCCAGGCCCCCAGTAAAAACGCTGATCGTAATACTCTGGGTCTGCGACCTCGGTAATGCCGATAGCGGCTCTTTCCGATGGCGAGGCAAGCCTGATCCAGTTGGCGGGGTAGCGAGTGCCATCAGGCGTAATAAACGCCGTATCTAAGGCGATGGGTTGTCCGTTAAGTTGAAAAGCCATGTTGATCTCCGTAATTATCAGCGAGCTAAACTGTAGCGAAAAGGCACCTCGGCGAAGGCGGCGTAGATGTAGGTTGTCCCGTTTCCATTTACACCGGTGTTAGTGCCACGAATCTTAAATCCATTGGAAAGGAAGTCTGTTTGTCTTGTTGCGCTATCTACCTGTTCTGCATCTGAAAGATTAGGCCATAACTGGTCATTCACGACGTTGAATGGGCTTCTAGCAGCATCTTCAACTTGCCAATTATCAGCAGCACTTGACGGCTTGATCAACACAAACTTTGGCCTAAAGCCCGTGTATATGAAGGGGCCGTCAGTAGAGCCATTACCTGTATAGGAGCCAAAGGCAGAGTAGCCAGCGACAGGTGCAAAGCAGTAGGCAACATAGGTTTGTCCGTTTCTATTGTTGTCGGTGTCTAACCTGTTTAGCCCAAATGTTGTTGAGGTTGGTGTTGCGCTACCCCAAATTCCAGTAAGTCCAGTTATTTCAGCACCGGTAGTATTTAACAACAGCGTTGAATTTATACTGATTGTTGAATGCCACACAAGCCAATTTGTTGTATTACTTCTTGACTTTACAATAATCATGCTTGGAGCAACACCAAGCCCATGACCAACGCTTTGAGCTAGCGTGTTGTTACCTGTATACGTCACAATACTAAAGCCAGCAGTTGTATTTGCGCTTACTGTGCTGGTGATAGTTCCGGATGTATTAGATGAGCCAGATCCGTTACCACGCCAACACCATACGACACCTGTGTCTCCGTTTGCGCCGTTAACACTTATTGAACCTGTGTCTGCACCAACAGTAAAGCCATCACTATCAAATGACGTTAATTCGTCAGATGTGGTTGTAAGTTCTGAGTTGTCTCCATTTGACAATAATCGCTTTGTGTTGCCACGCACTTTGTCAAATAACGAATGACTTGCCGCTGAGTTTCTGCGTTTGAACCATAAGAAATCAGGGTTAAAACCAAGCCCCGTAATGCTTGCCGATGCACCAGTAAATGTTCTTGCAACGACATTAAAGTAATTGTCCGCCTGTGTCGTACTCGTAGCCCCGAGAGTAG